AAATTAATAAATAATTACATAATGTTCATAAATAATACAAATGCGTTTGAAAAAATAGAAATTCTTTTTGGTCAACCTTATGATGAGATGGAAGGCCATAGAAAATCATATGTTAAAAAATTCATGGATGTTCATACTGATGTAGTTAGATTATGGGGTATGCTTGACCTTGAAAACAGACAAAAGTTAGTAGATGCGGCAATCGACAAATACGGTAGGTAATTAAAATGAGTGAAGAAAATGAAGTATTAGATATTCTAAAACAATTAGTTGATAGAATCAAAACATTAGAAAAACACGTTTACAATGAAGATAATGTGTTAATGAAATCTGGTTGGGTGCAAGCAAAATCTCCTTCACCATCAATAGATAATGATAGAACAGGAATGCCTAAGAATATTGGAGATAAATCTTGGGGCGAATTGCATGATATAATTTCAAAAATGGAGGGTCGACAATGACACGATATGTAAAACCTAGAAAAGTAGTAAACATAAGAACAGATATGGAGCCATACTTCAAGAAAAAAGAAGAACATGTGGCAGATGATGAGAAAGGCCCAATGTCTTTCTTTGGTAGAAAACCCCCAACAACCTCATTAGCCTATGAAGATTTATTTGAAGGTGAAACTGGTGAAGATGTCAAAAGGGAAAAACCAACAGCAGAAAAAGATAAGCCTAGAGGAGAGGATGGTAAATCCAATCAAAGTAGAACCACACCAATGGATGGTAAAACTTATTCTAATTTAGATGTGACCACAGTTGACGTTAGCAAACAAGTTGTGTCTAAAATTAATCAAATTAAAGATATGATTAGTAAAGCCCCACCTATATTTAATCCAACAAGGGCAAGAGAGGACGCAGAAGGAAAAAATGATAATTTAGAAGGAAGGGCTTTAGAAGAATTATTTGAAAAAGTAATTGACCCAAAAATTGTAGAGGCTTCTAATGAAGATGAATCATATGTAACAATTGACCCTAAAGAATTGGGTATGTCATTAGAAACAGCAGAAAAGAAAATAGAGGGATTATATACTAAAAAATTAGGCTACCCTAGTGTGTTTATTAGTCAAGGAAAAGTCAGTATACGATTAGAAAGGTGATGTAATGTGCCTCAATTACTTTTCCAAAAAGAAAGCGACCCTGCTAGATTAGTTCGCACCTTATTTGAAAAGGTTAGAATTGGTTACTTACTAGGAAAAGATGACCCTAAACATTATGCCGAGCGTTGGACATCTGTTATAGATGAACTAAAAGATTTACATGATGACACTAGCAACTTTGCAGCATTAATTAAAAGAACATTGAATGAAAAAGAATTGTTCTCAGACGAGGCTAAAAATCCAGAGTCACACGAAGCAGGTAGAATTTTTGCAGCAATTAAAAAACTACGCTATTCTAAAATTACTAAAGACCCGTTTATTGAAGAATTCGGAGAAGAAGTTGTTGACGCTCTTTTATCAGATGAACATGTTTATGTCAAATTTTTGCACTGGGCATTAAGAAACGATGACGATGTTTTAGAACCAGAACTATATGAGAATCAAGATTTAGACCCCGATGAAATCACTGGTGGTTTTGCTGGACTAGATTTAAAAGAAAAAGAAATTATTCCTTTTATTATAGAACATTATGGCGATGATAAAGATTTATCAAGATTAGAATCTAAATACAAAGGTGCTATTAACACACTAAATAGAATCATAGACAATAAAGAACAAATGAAAAATCTAGTAGATTTAGATTTAAAGAAAGCAGAAAAATCATTATCTTTTATTGTCCCTAACAAACCAATGTATCGTATTTTTGAAATAGATGATTTACAAGAATTAAGAGGTTTTACTGGAAAGTGGGTAGTTCAAGAAAAATACGATGGGATGAGAATACAAATCCATAAATCAGCAGGAAATGTAAAAATATATTCTTTTAACAAAAAAGACATCACAGATAAATGTCCAGAACAAGTTAAGATGATGAGAGAGAAAAAATTTCCAGATTGTATTTTAGATGCTGAACTTATGTTATTTGATGGTGATACCCCTTTACATCGAGCAGAAGTAGTTGCTAAAATTTTCAAAAATAAAAAATCAGACACAATATTAAGAGCGCATGTATTTGACATCATGCAACATGACGATAAAGATTTAACAGATTCACCATTAGAAGAAAGAATCAAAGTATTGTTTCAAAACTTTAGTCAACATTCAGATATTGAATTAGCATTCCCATCCAAAAAAGATACGAGGATTGCAGACTCAATAAAAGACGTAGAACAATACTCTAAAGAAATATTCAAAATTCCAACAGCCGAAGGAGTTGTTTTGAAAGATTTAACTTCTACTTATTTCTTAGCCAATAGAAAAAATCCTAAATGGGTCAAGTGGAAAAAGTTTGTAGATATTGATGTGATAGTATTAGGTATGAAGAAAACCAAATCAGATTTATTTTCTTATAGTGTAGGAGTAGGGCCAGTAGAAGAAGGTGTAGAAGTAAATGGTGTGAAATATCTAAATGTTGGTAAAGCCCTTAATACTAAAATTAGAGTAGATGTTGGGGATATTGTTAGAGTTAAAGTGGATGAGGTTAGGCAAACACCAGATGGTTTTGCTTTACAATCTGCTAAGGTTATAGAAGTTCCCGAAGTTGAACATCCAGACAAAGTAGTGACTTTAGAATTTTTAGCAAAAGATACTAAGAAATCTTTGAATTATAATATTGAAGCACTGACTAAAGGATATACGATAACTGACCATGTTCATGGGGAAGCCACTATTATTACTAAATCAGATATGGATGGTTTTACAATATATGGTTTCCAAGAAGACAATCTCATGGCTAAGAACGCTCTAGCGAACATGGAAGTTTGGAGAGAACAATTAGGTAAAGCACTTGATGAAGATAGGGCAGTTTTAGAAACAGCAATCATAAATGAAATTAAAAGAATTAATAGACCTATGGATATTAATGCAATTGTAAGGTTCTTTAATAAAGATAAAGAACTAAAGAGAATATACGAAAGTGTATTTAACAGTAACAAAAATGAGTTGTTTAGAAGTCTTAAGAATAAATCACAAGACCACCTCATATATGAAAAACAAAAATTTGATTTGAACATGGAAACAGGAGAGCCATTGAGAAAAGAATATTCTACCCCAGAAGAATATAGAATGGGTACTTTTAAAGTGTATTTAACTAAAAATGAAAATATACAAATTATTATGAAATTAAGTGATGAAACTATTTCATGGATTATAGAGTTAGATACAGAAGATGATATATTCAATTTGTTTGGTAAATCTAAAAAGTTTAGAGCAGAGGTTGCTAGAACATTATCTAAAGAAAAACTAATTGATTCTGGGGAAGTTGAATTAGGAGTTCAAAGGCATGGCTATCACGAATATATTCTCAATGGTAACAAATTCGATACTCGTTTACACTTTAGAGTAGTTCCAATAGATGGTAAAAAGAGTTGGGTAGCATTTACTAGTGTTAAACCAGAACGAGTTGATTCTAATACTGACGATGGAATATGGGATATAAGACAAGATAAACATAATAAATTAACCCTTTAACATTGCTCTTTATATAGTAGAACAGAAAATCGACAGCGTGTTAGGAGGAGTTGTAACAACAAAATCAAATACGTTTGATATATTGAAGTCACAAGATGATTTAATAATTGCAGGATATGCTTCAATAGAAATGGTAGACAAACAAAATGATTTAATAACTCTCGAAGCGTTGGAGGAAGCAGTACAAAAATTCATGGCACAAAATGAATATAGAAACGTAATGACCAACCATTCAAATGTTCAAGTAGGAGAAGTAGTAAACAAATATAGAGATTCAAAAGGACAAGTATATAAAACACAAGTAGATGATGTAGGATTTTTTGTAGTGATAAAATTAAGGGATGATATAGAAAAAGCAAAGGAAGTATCGAGGGACATAAGACAAGGAACATTAAGGAGTTTTAGTATCGGTGGACAAGCATTAGAAAAAAGAACAGTCAGAAATCAAGAAATGGGGGAATACAACGAAATTAGTAAATTGGAACTACATGAAGTAACAATCTGCGAAAAAGGAATAAACCCAGAAGCAAAATTTGACATATTGAAACAAGACAAAAATAAGGTGAAAAAAATGAATGAACTAGAAAAAGCACTTGGCGAATTAAATGAACTAGTAAAGAACATGAATTTGTCCAAGGAAGAAGAAGATAACGAAAAAGGAATGCATGGAGACCATGAAAAAGGAATGCACGAAGAAAAAGGAATGCATGAAGAAAAAATGGGCTATGGTGGCGACAAAGAAATGGCTGATGATGAAGACGATGATGTAGAAGACATGTCTTACAAAGGCGATAAGAAAGATAAAGATGATGACCTAGAATCCACTAAGAAAGAAGATGATGATGACGAAAATACTGAAAAAGCATTAGACCTCAACACTTATTCACAGGCTGGAGAAGTCATCTTTGAAAATGGTAGAACAAAAGAGTCTGAACAAGCGGATGCATATCCAGATAGTATTCGTAGGTCAATGCAACCTCCTACATTAGATTTGAGTGCTGCTAACTTAGAAAAAGCATATGAAGCATTTAGAGCAGAAAAGTTAGAAGCAATGGCTTACGAAAATCTATCCAAAACATTTAGTGACAGATTTGAGTCTGAATTAAAAGCAGAA